ATGCAAACTGTTCAATCCTTGCAGGCCAAGGACAGAGAATCCACTATTAGAACACGCTTGAAAAATAACGGACTTCCTGAGTCATTTGTAAAATTTGTAACGGCTGACACCGACGAGGCCATGACGAAGGAAATCGAGGGCTTGAAATCTGTATATACTCAAGACGTTCAGGCACAAATAGACGCCAAGATTAAAGCAGGCGAATATGTTCCTTCCACTGGCAAGGCCGGTGAATCAGTCAATATTGATCGAATCAAAGCATACGCCAAGGATCGGAAAAAAGCCGGAAATTTCGGCAATGTAGAACAGCCGTTCACAGGCGCAAAGCTAAATATTGACAAGGATTAAATATGAGTCTCTACATTAAGACTGACACTGAGACAGCATCCGTTCCGGTATTTCTTCAGATTCTCTCTGATGTTCCGGGCGGTGTGATGTTTCAAGATGACAGAATTCCGTCCGATGTGACCGAAATCAAAGCCGGTACGCCGATCTTTGAGAGCGCATCCACAACCGGACTTTGGGATTTTGTAAAAACTGGTAAATCGAATTCAACACAAAGCGCAGCGACTTCTATTCAATTGACGCCGGGAACACATCTTTTCAAAACAGGTGAATTCCTGATGAAAGCCGCCGGTGCGACCGCTGCAACCATTACATCAATTACTCACACAAGCGCAACAACTGATACAATCGTTACGTCGGTTGCTGTTGGCGCTCTGGCCACTGCTACGGTTCTCGTACAGGCTGCGGCTGCCGCTCTTGGCGCTACAACTTGTGATGAGAAATTTGACCCGACCGGTTTGCTTCGCAATACAATTAAAGTGCGTGAAGATGATTATACAACACTGTACAACGTTTCGGCTGGTGTTGTTATTCGCGGTACGGTTGACGAAACTGCCCTGAATACCGAAAAAATCTATCTGACAACCGCACAAAAAACATCTTTAACTTCTCGAATTTACTTCAAATAGGAGCTTGACTCATGGAACATTCTCTCTTTAAGGAACATATTGGCGAGAAGGAGTTGAGTGCTTATTTGCAGGATACTCCGTGGGGTGATTTTTATTTCCCGCGTTTCTTTCCATTTCGCTATACGCCGTTTCTGAAATATGAAACTCTTATCGGCTCGAAAGGCCGCAGTGTTATGGCTGATGTCACGGCCTACAACACAAGCGCGCCGGAAAAGAAACGTAAAATCGTTACAAAATTGCAAGGTGAAATTCCGTCGATTCGTGTTTCTCGCTCGATGGATGAAATCAAGCTGAAAGAATACAACATTTTGCAAAGTCAGGCTGGCGCGCCGTATCAGGCCCTGTTGGACTTGGTTTTTGATGATGTGTCTTTCGTGACTGAAGCGTGTTTGGCCCGTGCTGAATGGCTGGCCCTGCAAGCGATGTCTCAAGGTTATATTAGCCTGACAACGAGCAACAACGCCGGTATTATCACAACGACTAACGTTGATTTTGGTATGGCTGCGGCAAACAAGCGCGTTTTGAAAACTGCCACTGCTACTCGCGTTTGGAATAACGGCACGGCGGCGAACTATACGCCGATCACTGATATTCAGGCTCTGGTAAATGATGCGAAATCGTCCGGTTTGAAGTTCAAATATTTGATCATGAACTACACAAACTGGCTTTATTTCATCGCATCCACAGAAGTTATGAATCAGGTCTGGCCCTATGTTGGCCCGAATTCGGTCGTATCGTCTACGTCGGTTCCATTGCCCGCATTGGATCAAGTCAACGCTTATATGCGCGCTCGCATGTTGCCTGAAATCGTTGTCCTGGATCAATCCCTGACGTTCGAAGCTGACGGCACCCACACGCAGACCAATACCGATCCTTGGATCACTAAGTACGTTCTGTTCGTTCCTGATTTGTCGATTGGCGAAACCCTTTACACGCCGAGCGCGGAAGAGTTGAACAAACCGTCTCAGGTCATGCAGGCGAAAAAAGGCCCGATTCTCGTTTCGAAATGGTCGGATGTTAACCCGGTTGCGGAATATACAAAAGGCGAATTGAACGCGTTCCCAAGCTGGCCCGCGATTGATTCTTGCTGGCGTTTGAACACGCAACTGTACGCTGCGGACGGACTCGATGACTAACCTTGAGGCTTTACAAAGTCTGGTTGAATATAGGGACAATGAAGACCGATTTATCAAAGCTCTGCTTGATCAATCGGTCAATCCCTACGATACATATACCGCGGATAACAAGTCCTACGTTGATTTGGCCGCTGTTGATATTGTCGAATTCCTTTTAGCGCATCCAAAATTCAAAGAGGGTGATACGCAAATCGAATACGATACAAAGGCGCTTGCGAGCCTGCGAGATAGAATTCTGTCAAAGTATGACGCGCAAGTTCCGACAATTAACGGAGATCAACCGTGGTAAAGCAATGGCCGCATAGTGGCACGTTGACCTATTTGGCAGATGGGACGTATTCGAACGGCATCTATATAGATGGCGCGTCAACGTCAAAAACTATTGAACAGTGCAACATACAGCCACGCGGCGGCCTTGCTGATTATGTTATCGGGCCGGACGGCGATAGAATCAAGATTAATTATGTTATTTATACGCCACGATTTAGCGGCGACGATGATATTCCAACGCAAGGCTTGACGTTTTCGTTTAACGGGAATGAATACCTTGTGTTGGAGTACTGGGTTTATCAAAAACGAGTTCGGATTAAATGCTAAAGCCGTTGTGGACATTCGGGCAAATTGAGCAGGACATTCGCGCCTTTGTTGATGAAAAAGAACAAAAGACAATTCAAGTTTTAAGCTATGTTGGCGAAACGTTTCTCAATGATTATCGAGAAAGCGGATCGTATCGAGACCAAACGGGAAACTTGAGAGCGTCCGGCGGCTATTTTGTCAAAAAGGGAAACGAGACTGTTGAAAGTGATACCGGCTCAACGTCTACGGGAAAACAAGCGGCAATCGATACGGCAAATGCAGTAAACGTAAAAAGTGGAGAGCTTGCTTTAATCGGAACGGCTGGAATGGAATACGCCGAGTCTGTTGAGGCCAGAGGGCGAGATGTTATTACGCCAATGGCACAACGGGCCGGACTCGAACTTGAGAAACTTTTAAAGCAAATATGAAAACCGCAACCGATATATTGAATCAGTTTTATTCGATTGTAAATACTGCCACAATTACAGGAATTAGCGGCGGCACGATTTACAGGATTGAAAAACCTCTGAATTCAACGAGCAAAGATATTGTATTACGGCCTTTATCCGTTAACGGAAACAACCGGCTTGGAGTGCAAAGCGGGACGTTGATGATCAACTGTTTTGCAGAAAACCACTTAAAGACCGGGCGGCCAAACGAATCTTATCTTGACTCGATAACGGACGCGGTTATCTCACAACTTGAGAACTATGCCAGTGCAAGTACATCGTACTTGACATACGATATAGTTTCTCAAAATATACTCCCGGATGACCAAAACGAAAAGATGTGCTTTTCGAATATTCGGGTTGATTATTGGATTCAAACTAGTTAGGTAAAAAAATGAGTAGATACAGAGTATTAGGCCTTAGCTCAATTGCAATCGGTAGCGTTGGCACAGGCGGTCTATTCGGAACAACGCTAACAAGCATTACAAACATTGTCCCGGATTCCGCTAACTTTGTGATTGACGATCCCGGCACAAACAAGTTTTTCGTTGAGGATGCCGACTACCCGGATGCGATCACGCCGAACCAATTCGAGCCTTATATTGAGTTTGCTACGGTTGATATGTCACCGGCATTTCTGGCGCTTGCCTTTGGCGGCACGGGTTCCGGCACGATTTACAAAGCACCTTATACGGCGCTTGATTTGCGTGAACGCTCGGTTTTTGCAATTGGCAAAGCAATCAATGGTTATACGCCAAAAGTTAAAATCACACGCGCGGCTTTGACGGCCAACGCCAATTTGACGTTTGCGAAATCTTCAGAGGGTCAATACGGTTTTCGGCTCGATGTCATGCAGCCGTCTACGACAACCGATCCTTGGCGCTTGTACTTTTAATTAATTGGAGCTGAAACTTGGAAAACAAGAAAACAATGGACAAATCTGAAATCGATGTCATTTTACAAAAGGGCGTTGATTTCAGAGTATCGATTTGCAAACCGAATATTGTTCAAAAGCTGTTTTTCCCAAAGGGCCGGAAGTTTGTATTATATCCGGCCACTATGGGAACACTGCTAAAGATTAGCAATGAACTAGAGCACGTGCAGGAATTTCAATTTGCTGATGATAAGGATTGGATTGAGCAGTCAATAGAATCGGCAGTTAAATATAAAGATAATCTTGTTCGTGCTATTGCATACGCTATAGTTAACAAGGACAAAGAGCCTTCAAATCGTTTGCTGAAGTTTCTTAATTCGAACCTGAGCGCTAAAGAAGTTATGGTATTGATTCCGCTTGTTATGTCACAGTTAGGAGTGCAGGATTTTTTATCCGGTTTGGTTTTGGCAAGCCGAGCAAGCCTGAAGAAAGCCAAGACCAATTCAACCCCTGGCGATTTATCGGCGGCGTCGTAAAATATTTCAGGTTTGACCTACATTTCGTTCTTTGGGAAATAAGCTGGCAGAATTTAACCATGTTAATGGCATCTATACCGACTTATGACAAAGACAAAGAGGAAGAAAAGAGACTTAAACAAAAACGAGAAGAGGCGGAAATAAAAGATGTCAACGAACTACTCAAATACAATCCTAGTTAGCATTTGCATGATTGTCAAAAATGAACAGAAAAACCTTCAGCGGTGTCTTGATTCATTGGCGGCGATTATCAATTGGCGGGATGATAACACGCTTGAACGTCTTTCCGAGTTGATTATAGTAGATACCGGCAGTACAGACCTAACGGTCAACGTTGCCCAAAAATACACGGATAACGTTCACTTTTTCAAGTGGAACGGTAGTTTTTCCGATGCCAGAAATTACGGCATTGAGAGAGCGACGGGCAAGAGAATTATGGTATTTGATGCCGATGAAGAACTTGACCAAAGCTCGTTATATAAGTTAATGGAAAGACTGTACAATTCCGCTTATGACAAATATCCGGCTTTCTTTTTTCGCATTCGCAATTTTTACGATAAAAAACTGGCAAACTACTCCGACTTTATGCAGCCTAGATGTTTCTTGAATGACGGCTTTCATTATTCAGGAAGTGTCCACAATAAACCGGATGCCAGACCGCCTTATTTTTTCTGCGATGATATTTTGGTTAATCACTACGGGTACAAGTTCGACGGGAACAAATCGCTACAGGATCAAAAGCAAAACCGTTCTTTGCCGATGCTTTTAAAAGAACTTGATGAAAAGCCCGATGATATGCACATCCTCGCCCACTTGATCAAAACGTACAAGATAACCGATGATCACGAAAAAATCATCGAATACGGCGAAAAGTACGTTGAACTGTTCAAGTCCGTTGAATACCATGACGGCTGGTTTGGCTATCTTGAATCATTCAACATCCTGCTAGGGACTTATATTATTCGCGGCGACGAACAAAACGCCTTGCGAATTCTGGCAGAAATTGAAAAATATTCAACCAGAATGATTCAACCCTATCTCTTGATGGG